AGAGATAGAAGATATTGATTTTAGTAAAGGTCAATGGATGATTTTAACTCGAACGAATGAACAAATGAAAAAATTAGTACCTTATTTACAAAATACAGGCATCAGATTTGACTGTAAATTCAATGACTTACTGCCTTTTGAGGTAATTAAAGCTATAAATGATTGGGATAGATTAAACAAAGGTGCAAATATATCTGGGGAAGAAGCACAAAATATTTATGAATATTTAAAATATGAAAATGGAGATGTGAAGTATGGATTCTCAGGAGGCAAGTCTCTAGCATCTGTAGACTCTATTGATATGGATGATCTAAGATTGAGTCATGGACTCAAGGCTCATGGAGATTGGTCTGTATTAAATTTTAAAGACTACCAAAAAGATTATATCCAGGAACTTGTGGCGAGCGGCGAGGATCTAAGCAAACCGGCAAGAATAAAATTATCAACTATACATTCTGTTAAAGGGGAAGAGGCAGAAAATGTAATTTTATTTACAGACTTAGAAAGAATCATATACGAGGCAGCATTAAAAAATAAAGATACAGAACATAGATTATTTTTTGTTGGTATTACACGAGCAAAAGAAAATTTATTTATAATGAACCAAGGATATGAATATCAATACAACATAGGAGAAGAACTAATATGACAAATAAAAAAATGTTTGAAGAATTGTTCCCACAAGATAAGCAGATAGGTGGGAATCATTATAAAGAGTTTCATATTCAACCATATGAATTTATATCAAAAAACAATCTTTCATTTTTTCAAGGCAATGTAGTAAAATATGTATGCCGATACTTGAATAAGAATGGAATTGAGGATATACAGAAGATAATTCATTACTGTGAATTAGAAATTAAAAAGATGAAAGACATGGATAAAAAGAAATGAACTATGAATTAACTGCAGTTTATGATTTAGGTTTAATTACTTGTATTGCCATGTTTTATTTTACGTTAGGAGTTTAAATGGCAGACCAAGTAAATTATTTTGATCATTACCCAAAAAATATACCCACTTGTAAAGAGGCACATGGAGAACAAGAATTAGAAACTATTGCAGAATTAAATAAAATAGTTAGTGGCCCTGTTGAAGGTAATTATTGTTTTATACATAATACAGAAATAAATGAAAAGTCTGTACCTATAAAAGAAAGATCTTGGAAGAGACAATACTTAAGAGAAGCAGTACAAGATTGTACTTTTGGTTTAGAGATAGGTTTTAATGCTGGCCATAGTTCTACAATTATATTAACTGCAAATCCTAAAATGAAATTAATATCATTAGATATATGTAGATATGCATACACACTTCCATGTGCGAAACATTTACATGAAAAATTTAAAGATAGATTTGGATTTACAAAAGGTAGTAGTCAAGAAATATTAAAAGGTAAAAAATTAAATGTTAATTTAGATTTTATTCATGTTGATGGTGGTCATGGTTTAAATGATTTTTATTTTGATATTGATTGGTCAGAAAAAAATTTAGTTAAAGGTGGAAGATTATTAGTTGATGATGCTTATCTACCTGACTATGTCAAGTATCTTGCTTACAAAATCGAGCAGGGTATTTTCAAACAAACAAATCCTAAAAGAAAATCATCAGGTGAAAATGTACTATTGGAGAAACTATAATGTTTACAGCACAAACGGAATGGACAGTTCCAGAAATATTTCCAGACCTATCTAAATATTCTTATGTAGCAATCGACTTAGAAACTAAAGATCCAAACTTAAAAACAAGAGGATCGGGAGCAGTTATAGGTGAAGGAGAAATTATTGGTGTTGCATTAGCTGTAGATGATTGGTCTGGTTATTATCCGATAGGACACAGAGAAGGTAATTTAGATAAAAGAATTGTACTCGATTATGTAAAAGATGTTTGTAAAGCAACAAACACAAAAATATTTCACAACGCAATGTATGACGTATGTTGGTTAAGATCATATGGAATACAAATCAATGGACACATCATTGATACAATGGTGATGGCATCTTTGATTGATGAAAATAGATTATTTTATTCTTTAAATAGTGTTGGTTTTGATTATCTTGGTGAAGTAAAAGATGAGAAAGCTTTATTAGATGCAGCAGCTGCAGCTGGAATAGATGCTAAATCAGAAATGTATAAACTTCCTGCAATGGATGTTGGAGCTTATGCAGAAAAAGATGCAGCATTAACTTTAAAATTATTTAAAGAATTATCAGGACATATCCATAAACAAAATTTAGAAAAAATATTTGACCTGGAGACACAACTTTTTCCATGTTTGATTGATATGAAATTTAAAGGTGTCCGAGTAGATATAGAGGCAGCACACCAATTAAAACAATCCATGATAACAGAAGAACAAAACTTGTTATTAGAAGTAAAAAAAGAAACAGGTATTGAGCCACAGATTTGGGCTGCAAGAAGTATTGCAAAAGTCTTTGACAAATTAAATTTACAATATGAAAGAACTTTAAAATCACAAGCGCCATCCTTTACTAAAAATTTTTTATCAGAACACCAACACCCTCTAGTACAAAAAATTGCTAAGGCAAGAGAAATAAATAAAGCGCATACAACTTTCATAGATACAATTTTAAAACATGAACATAGAGGTAGAATACATGCAGATATTAATCCTATTCGATCAGATCAAGGTGGAACTGTAACTGGAAGATTTAGTTATAGTAATCCTAACCTACAACAGATTCCTGCAAGAAATAAAGATTTAGGTCCTAAGATTAGATCTTTGTTTTTACCTGAACGAGATCATACTTGGGGTTGTTTTGACTACTCACAACAAGAGCCAAGATTAGTAGTGCACTATGCAGCAACAACAGATCCAATTAAATATGATGAATCTGTATCTGCAATTGTAAAAAAGTTTCAAAGCAATTCTGTAGACTTCCACCAAACAGTTGCAGACATGGCAAATATATCTAGATCACAAGCGAAGACAATTAACTTAGGATTGTTCTATGGTATGGGTAAAGCAAAACTTCAAGCAGAATTAGGTTTATCAACTAAACAAGAAGCAGAAAATTTATTTAATCAGTATCATGAGAATGTACCTTTTGTTAGAGAACTAATGAATATGACTTCTCAGTTAGCTCAACAGTCTGGATCTATTGGTACACTGTTAGGACGTAGATGTAGATTTGATAAATGGGAAATAGCTGAATGGAACAATGGTAAATTTACTGCACCAATGAGTAAGCCTGATGCAGAAGCAGCATACTTTGCAAAATACCCTAAAGCAACAAAAGCCAATATAAGAAGAGCAATGACTTACAAAGCTTTAAATAAACTTATACAAGGTTCAGCTGCAGACATGACTAAGAAAGCCATGTTAGATTTATATCAAGAAGGAATTATACCTCACATACAAATTCATGATGAATTAGATATTTCAATAGAAAAAAATACTGATCAAGCTAAAAAGATTATTGAGATTATGGAAAATGCTGTTAGACTAGCAGTCCCAAATAAAGTGGATGATGAATACGGAAACACGTGGGGTGAAATAAATGGATAACGATAACATAAGGATTAAAGTATGGCCTACCTTAACGCGAATATACCACCGATATATTGTAAAATTAGGACCGAGTATCTTTATGATATGGACATGGATAAGAAAGGCGAGCGTGACTGTGTTGTCTTTGGTCTTTGCTCTATTTCAGGAAGGGCTCTCTTATTTCACACATTACTTCCCAACGGCGCAGTCTACTATAGATTGCCTATCTCAGCGTTTTTCCAAAAACGTTTTTCTAGATCCGAAGTGCCGGATATGTCGGTCGACGAATTACAGTTGTGGAACTGTTTTAGTTATTGGCCTTCTGTTCATACTTTTGATTTCTTGGCTGGCGTAGATGGTAAGTTTCGTGGAAAGGATAAAAACTTTTATCCAGGAAATTATTTATTCACTGTTGATTGGGCCCATCCTGAACCTAACATTCTTGATGTGGAACATTCTCAAATACCTCAAGAACATAAGTGTGCGCATATACTGGCTCTTGATAACGGGAATTATGCAGCTCAGCCTAATAATCGCATTCTGTGGCATGTTAATAATTACACTACTGAGTCCGATTGGCCTGACTATAAA